CCGCATTTGGGATGGTCAGGATTGTCGCGACCTTCCAGCATGAAAAGCATTTCTAACCAAATCACACGATTTTGCATCGATGGCAAATCTTCTGCCCCTGGCTTGCAGGGGATCATTGGGTCAGGTCTTTCCATCAGGAAGGCTTGGTTGGCCAAGTCATCGTATGTGGGAATCCAGCGGCTGATGGCAAATCGCGTAACGCTTGCCTGTACGTTTTCATAGCAGTTGGAATGCTCGTTGCAGTTTCTTTTGCCATAACAACAACCCAGTCAGTTTCAGCAATTAACTGATCACGTTGTGTGCGGACAGAAGCAGCAGCTTCAGTGTCGATACGTGCTTTGTATGCAACTTCATTGTCTGCTGCTGTCGTGACCTTGCCGTCATCGTCAGTTGTGTCAGCAAAGACCGGACCAGCAATGAATTTGGTAAACCATTTGCTGTCGATTTCTTCAACACCATCACGGGTGCTGACGCCATAAGGAGCAGTGACGGTAGCCGCCGCTCCATTCAAAACAGCGTCATAGCCAAAGGCGTCCAGGACTTGCGTGTTGATTTGCTTTGGGAAGCTGGTGTTGGGGTGTTCAGATTTGAACTGGCTGACAGTGGTGACAGCGCCTGTGGAGCGGTTGCGGATTTCCATGATTAAGCAATGGCGAGGAAGATGTAAGTACCGCCACTGGTATTAAGAGCAGCAGGGGCCGATGCAGTAACTGTAAAGCCTGTGGAGCGGTTGCGGATTTCCATGATTAATTAAGCGATTGCGAGGAAGATGAATAATTTAGTGGCAACGTTTAATCCGTTGCCAGCACCAGCTGTAATCGTAAATCCGGTACTAAGAGGATCGATATAATCAGTATTTGTTACTTGCGCTTGGGACTCATTTAAAGCAAACCATGGACTATTACCACTTCCAATGCCACGAGTCGTGTCCCATAAATACCAATCAGTATCTTGTGTCGTGCCTTGTATTTCAACATCAGTACGTTTAATTAATACAAATCGAGCGCCATTGGTAAAACCACAATTAACGTTAATATCGTTACCTGTACCAGTGTAACTGCCAACCTTGCTTACGCCGGGTAGGGTTGCGAATAGGTAACTTATAAATGTACCCGAAGATCCGTTAACATTTGACTCGTTTGCACCTACACTGAATTGAGTTGCTGTGGGAGATGTGTTGTTCCATACACTTGAGTTTGAGGTTGAATTAGTATAAAAATACGTAAAAGCTCCATTTCCTGTAGCTGAATGATAAACATACCAAGGGCCAGATCCATTCCTTTTCTTGCAAATATACATTTCAGGTACTGCTGCAAGATTATGATTTATCATTCTATTCTGACCATTGCCACTGTATGCAACTACATCCATAAAACCTGGGGCACGCTTGAACATATATGCAAACATATCTGCATTAGGAGGATCGCTTACAGAGTTTGACCACCCATCCGAAAAATCCCAAGTAAGTACACTTGCACCGCTTTCTGTACCAGCATTAGCAGTATTCATATAGTTAGTACCTTGCAATCTAGAACCAATAACTGAGTTACCATTGGTCATCGTTCTTCTGAGTGCTAAATCAGTTACAAACCCAGATGTAAATTGTGGTGGTGTTGGTGCAGTTCCCTCCGACGTATCAATAGCAAACACTTCCGTCGCAGCTTCCGGCGGCTTATTCGGACGGCGGATTGCCATGTAGACGTAGTTATGTCCAGATGTGTTGTAATCAACGTTACTTTCTCCATCCATGGTAAATCCAGTAGATGTTAATTTAACTCGGCCACCATTAGTAATTTCATCCCCGGGAAGGTTGGCACACATGGTTATAGAATCACCACTGGTGCCAGAAGATGTCCAGCCTCGCATTGTATCCGCCATTATCCAATTTGAGCTATTGGAAGTATTTTTAAGGATTACCCATTGAGGTTCAAATCCAAGACTTATAGTGGGATTAGATCCGCTTCCTGTGCCCGTATAATTCCCACATTTAATAATGCTTTCATCGGCATCCGTGCCAAACTGTGCGTCGTTATCAGCAAACAAATAAACAATATATGTGCCAGCTGATGAGAAACTAGAACCAAGCGAAAAATGTGTAGAAGTAGGTGCAATCCCCCAAAAGTCTGTGGTAGGTCCAGAGCCGCCGCCGTTATCATTTAGCAACAATCTAAATGTATGACCAAGGCTTTTGTGATAAACCACCCAGTGTCCGCTGCCGGTGCTTTTGACCCACATCATCCCTGGTGCCGAACCTAAATTATGGCTAAATGTCTGAGTTGCGCCACTTACATTGGCTGTACTGATTGCTTGTACATCAAAGAAACCAGGCGCTTTGCGGAATGTCCAGGAGACGTACTTGATATTGCTATCATTTACATCGCTATCAGGACCTAAAGTAAAACCATTAGAATTAAAACTCGTTAAGCTTGTACTTTGAGTCGCTTCAGCAGCCGATTGCGAAGACTGTAAATATTTAGTGACTCCTCGTTCCGTGTCAAACAAATGATGGTCGTAATTGTAATTACGGCCTTTGGTCCAAACCAGGCCACCTTCTCCAGCTAAATCTAATCCATTTGTGATTGCCGTTGTGCCGGAGTTACCCGTATACAAAAACGTACTAAAAACATCATCAACGTAAACCTTGTCTCCGCCTGCAGAGCCAGACGCTCCAGCAAGAATGCTGCTACCTATAACGCTCATGAGTAAGCCAAAGTGATAACACCATGAATCGAACCTGTAGTCCGAACAAGATAATCCAAACGATCCACCGATCCAGCAGCAGTGCTTAAAGTTGGCGCGGCACCTCCAGCCCAGTCAAAATAACTGCCCCAACTGGCGGCGCGTGATCCCGCTGAGTCTTGTATCAGGAAGATTGATCCCGACTGTCCCACCACAAGGTTTGTTGGATTTGCAATCGTCAAACTTGCGCCCAACGTCAAAGTAAAATTATTACTTGCTGCAAAATCAGGCGTTACTGTTGATGCACTGGTCAGCGTTGTAATCTCACCGCGCTGGCTGGCGGTAAACGTTTGAGCTACGTCAGTCTTGGCCGTGTCAGCATCAAAAGCTTGAACAGTGCTGCCGATAGCCGTTGCTAACAGGCCATTTACAGTCAAGCTGTCAACTGAGACCGTCTTAGTGCTGGTCGTTATTGAGTCGACCTTTACCGTTCCAAACGCCATCGCTAGGCCAGCCGTAGGGCAATTACGCCAATCTTAACCGATGAAGCTGATTTGAGCAGAGCTTGTATTACTGCAACCGCTTATTTTGAATTATAAGAAATCATTTGATCAAGACGGCTCAGTCGGCCAAGTAATTGTATGAGGAAAGCCCTTGTCAACTGATGGCAAGTTCCGCAGACTTTGACGATAAGCCGCCCACTCAATCTTTTTCTCAGACGCCAAAGGGCTGTCAGCCATTTGCGTCCAATCACTATTGGCAAGCTTGTTGTTACGAGTGCTGCGAACTAATGCCGCTGCGTTATCTTCAACCTGCTGCAGCTCTTCAGCCGACAATGCAATTGCGTTCCAGACCTGACGCCAAATGCTGCCATCTAATGCAGGAGTTCCTTCCTCAAGTTTGTGCGTAAGGTAATCAATAGTTGGTTGATCCGTCGAAACTACCTCAGCAACACCAAAGCTTGAAAGATCTTGACCTTCAAGTGGCATCGTGAAACTTGTACTAGGAAACCGCCTTCTAATTTCAACAGATCCGACTGGGTACTGCTCAAGTGCATTGTCAGCGATAAAAGCAAAAGCCATGTTTTTAAAGAGTGGTAGTGGACGAAGTCATACCAGAAGCAGAGTCAGTCAACGATGTAGTGCTTCCAGATCCTGATAATGACGAATCCGTCAATGTTGAAGTGCCACTGTTTAGCGATGCCGATGCGTCAGTATAAGAAGACGCTGCATAAACAAAAGACCCGTAAGTACCTGTCAGAGATCCGTCAGATGGAAACTTTGCAATTAGCATGGAAGATGGGGATCCTGTCCTTCCAGCCACGTAAACATTATCGTCACTTACCACTATGCCACTAATTTGAGGGGAACCACCGGATACTACTAAACTTCGTTGCCATTGAATGGTTCCAGAAGAATTGTATTTGACAATCGCAACAGCGTGAGCACTCCCTGGGCCTAGGTTGCCTGCAACATATACATTGCCTGAACTGTCTACATCTACACCGTTACCAATGTCAAAACCTGAACCTCCAAAAGTGCGTTGCCATTGAATATCACCAGAAGTATTGTATTTGGCAATTAGCCAGGCGGCTGATCCTGGTCCCTCTGACCTAGTGTATCCAATAATATAAGCATTGCCTGAACTATCAATTGATACACCGTATGGAAGGTCAGAACCTGAACCCCCAAGAATGCGTTGCCATTGAATAGTTCCTGAAGAATTATACTTAGCAATCACGGCATCGCTTGATCCGCTTCCTTGGGAATTTGTACTAAGAACGACGTAGGCATTATTGGAGCTGTCAAGTGCAATGCCGTTGCCAATTTCAGAACCTGATCCTGATAGCTGGCGCTGCCATTGAATGGTTCCAGAAGAATTATATTTAGCAATAAAAGCTTTGTTGTTTCCGTCACTGGGATCTTTAGTATTGCCAGTAACATAAACGTTCCCTGAGCTATCAACAACAACAGCTAAACCCTTTTCATCAGCCCCCTGACCAAAACCTCGTTGCCATTGAATAGCACCAGAGGTATTGTACTTTGCAACTATTCTATCGCTTGGATTTCCAGTTGAACTTGAATCTCTGCCTGTGATGCAACAGTTTCCTGAACCATCAACTGCTAATCCATGGCCTTCATCATTAGATGTACCGCCTAACTGGCGTTGCCATTGCAATAGCCCTGAGTCGTTGTATTTAGCAAGGCTAATGTCTTCTCCTGCAGAACCACCTGTATCGTGAGTGCCGCAAATATAAACATTGCCTAAATTGTCAACGTCTATCGCTTGAGCAAAGTCTGCACTAGAAGCACCTAAAGTTGCAATCCAGTAAGCCTCTCCACCGGCTGCACCTGCTGCAGCTAGAAGTGTTTGTTGTGTAATAGGATCCATATCAACCTGTGTAATTACTTAGGACAGCACCACGGTATTTCGTGCCACCATCGGTGGTTACAAACATAAAGAGGTGAGTGCGTGCATCAGTGAGAGTTGGTGCCGTTTGGCCAGCATCAGCGTTCCAATAAACAGTATTGGGCCACGTAATAGCTGTAGAAGAACCAGTTAAAACAAGTTCTAAAGTAAAAGAGCCTACAGTCCCGGAAGCAGGTGGGTTACTAAAAGTGACTGACGAAGACGTGCTGATAGATTTTTTAAAATAGTTACCTGTAGAAAGACTGATGTCTAGTGCAGACACTGTCTCTGCTGCTTGCTTGTAAGGACCGTCAACCGATAAACCGGCATTAAAAGTTTGAGCTGCTGAAAATGTTTGCTCGGCGTTTGTTTTTACAGTATCAGCAAAACTAAGAGTGCCGCTCCCATTCGTAGCTAATACCTGGCCATTTGTACCGTTTCCGTTTGGCAGCGTCAGCGTGTTGCTTGCCGCTGTAGCAGGTGCTGCAAGCTCTACATAGCCTGTTGTCTGCCCCTTTAATCGAAGTGCCATCAGACAACCACCCAGAAACTATTTGCAGGCACTGTAATGGTTGCCGCTGCATTAATACTAAGCGGTCCTGCTGAAACCACATTCTTGCCAGTGCTGATCGTATAAGTTGTTGCAATCGTGTTGTCATGCTCTAACGCCCATTCGTCCGATCCGCCGCCAGTGGCTCCAGCCGCAGCAGCAGCCCAAGTAATTGCGCCTGACGCTCCACCACTGGTTAAGACCTGACCGCTTGTTCCGTAATTTGCTCCAGCGATACCAACCTGACCTGCAGGACCAACTCGGACTCGTTCAGTTCCTTCAGTCGTAACTTTGAAATGGCCATCTGAGCCAGTGTCAACAACTTCAGCTTCGCTATTGCCTTCAACAATCTTGTCGGTGTCTGCAGCGGTTCCGTTTGAAGCAGCAGTGAGCCTGCCTTGTGCATCAACAGTAATGCTGCTCAATGTGTAGCTGCCAGCAGTTACAGCCGTATTGGCAAGCTTGGCCGCAGTTACGGCATCGTCAACAATGTTGGCGGATGCAACAGTTATAGCTGCCGGAAGAGCACCAGTTCCTAGCTTGCTAAGAGCAATTGCTGCGCTGGCGTTTACATCGGCGTCAACAATTGTACCGTCAACAATATTAGCGGATGCAACAGTAACAGCTGTAGGGAGAGCACCCGTTCCTAACTTGTTAAGAGCAATTGCAGCACTAGCATTAATATCAGCATTGACGATCGTGCCGTCAGTCAACATTGTGCTAGTGACACTGCCCGTGTCACCTGTTGTTACTACCGTTCCAGTAACATTTGGCAGCGTAATCGTGCGGTCAGCTGTTGGGTTTACAACCGTTAGCGTGGTTTCATGATCATCAGCTGCTGAACCTTCAAAAACAATATTTGCGTTATTAAAAAGTAAATCGCCTGTCATTGTGTCGCCACTGGCGTTCACAAATTCACCGACTTCACTGCGCCATGCAGTGCCGTCATAAATTTTTAGTACATAGCTTCCGCCTGTATTATCCAGCCACATCTCTCCCTTTTCATTACCCTGCTGACCACTGACCGTGCCTGTGCCAGTTGTTGTACCACTTGCAGTAAAGACAACACCGACCGCATTTGAGCTCGCACCAACAGCTGTAAAATCTGACGTTCCAACTGTCAGGATCTGATAAACAGTATTAGCAACCAACGCCGTTGCCGCCGTACTGGCTGGCGAAGCATTAGGCGCAGCTGAACCAATATG